CGTTTCCTGCAGAATGCTCTGTATACGTTTTTTATCGCCATCAGCAGCACCGACGATACTCAATCCATCCTGACTACCGCGACGGATGGTTAAGTTGCAGTTTTCATACTGATTCTGAAGTCTTTTAAGTAGCTCTTTCTCGAGTGCAGGTATGGCACCGCGCGGCAGTTCTTTCGACTTATTGATCGTCAGTTCTATCTTCATAATTCCCTCTACATTTAACTACTGTATATAAATACAGTACACCTGTTAGAAATAACATTCAAGAGGTGAATAGCACTTTTTGCTAAAGCCATACCATTGTATAGGAAGAGTTTTTCCGAGTATTCGGAATTTACTAAATCAGTTAGGCAAAGGCTGAAAGCGAAAAAAAACCCGCCGAAGCGGGTTATATAATTCAGTATTGGTCGGCCAAATAACCGCCTCTCAGCGGATTCAGTTTTTCGATACGATTCGGATGTAGTGTGAAGTCGCCACGAGAGCCTGAAGCGAATTTCCGCCTGTTGCACATAACGTTCTGGAATCGTACTCTCGGGACCAGTGGCATAGCCAATTTTCCAGGTCTTCCACTGAATAATCCTTACGAGCCAAACCCTCTGCGATGGTTACGACCTCATCACTGGGTGCTGTAAGCTCATATCCATTCAGCAATAGAAATACGTAACCAGCCATCATGGCGGTGCGTTTGTTTGCATTTGCGAATGGATGATTCTGGATCAGGCTTTCAATAAGAACAGCAGACAGGCGAAACATATCGTCTGTCTGCTCATAATATCGAATCGTACTTGGTCGGGACTGTGAAGAACTGAGGTTGTTCGGATTCAGTACACCTATTGGCTCATTTGGCGTCTGAGTCTCGATCAGAGACCTGTTGATGTAAACGATATCGTCAATCGAAAGATAATTGACTCCTTCAACATACTCTATCGTCATCCGTTTCTACTCAGACCTTTGAAAGTTCTTCCATCGCCTTCTCATAACGAGCAAACCCAAACTCAAAGGCGTTTTTAACTTGACCAGTATGTGAACATGCTTCGCTGATCGCTGCACGAGGTTTCGCCACCGTGGATTTGTCACGAGGCGGAATGTACAAGCGATCTGCCTTTTTTAATGCGTGACCCATGATTATCATCCTCATGCACGTTTGGCAGTGCTTTCTCAAATTGTAGGATGTAAACACATCCAAAGAATTCATCACCACTTGGAGTGGTTGAGGACAATTTAATACCATTCGTCATATTTGAGCAATGGGTCCATGTCTGAAGATAGATGCATGTTCGACGAACTTTATTGTGGCCACTTTGCAAGTTAGCACCATTTTCGACGATATTACCCCACGGGTATAAGTAAAGTAATATCACGTTCAGCGGAGATAGGTGGGGCCTATGATCCGACTTGAGCTTTCAAGAATGGCAAAAATAGCACTTTTTGCACAAAATGCATGGCTTAGTTGGAATGCATGACAACAAAGATTGCTGTAGTATTTCGCCCCCTCTGAATGTAGCGCTCAGATTTTAATCGACCCAATCCCGCCCTGCTTCAACAACAAGCCCCGCATATGCGAGGCTTGTTGGGTTGACCCGCGGTAATGGGTTATGACGCAACACTTCATGCCGGATTTTTCCGATCCGTCTTGTTGTGAACCTCCCAGAGTCTAATGCCGCAACTGAACACAAACTCAGCCAGATAATTTAAGCCGGACCATTCCCGGATGCCGCCGCGCGCCGCTTCCACAAATACAGCGATATCCTGATCACGCCACACTCCAAACAGGCGCCAGCCGCCACTGTCAGTCTTAACGGCTGCTATACGCGTCAGAACACCAGTCTGGTACAGGTCAGTGAACGCAGGTTTCTTCCTGGTTATTATTCGCATATCTACAAACCTAAGAAATGTTGATTACAAATCACTGATTCGTATTTTTTTATTTTGCACTAATGCTGCGGTGCTGCTGCGAGCATGGCCTCGTAGATATTCCCGAACTGTACGCAGAATGACTCATCGCTATTGAACAGCACATCTTCGCAGTTCATCGCTGCCTCTATCATTTCGTCCGTTGGTTCGACGGGCACCATAACCCAGCCAGCCCGCTGCATTATTTTCTCGTATTCGGAAATCTGAGGATCTACTGGTTGTGACAGATCGCGGTATTTACTCTGAAGCATGGCAGCGCGGCAGGCGTTCCATATTTTCTGTGCCAATAACTTATCGCCTATGTTATGCGCCAGCAGACTGACAATTTGACCAGCCAGGCCTTTTGGCATTTCCGCTGGCACTACCGGCGCTGGCTGCTCTTTGATATGTAGCCGCGGCTCGCCGTCTTTCGGTTCAGGCCACTGGCGCGCCATATTCACCTTCAGCTTTTCTTCCATCGCAGCTGTGATTTCACCATCGCTGATACCGGCGCGGCGTTGCGCATCCCATAACAGGAATTGCATGTCAGCCCACTCACTGAGGTCGCCAGGTTCTGCCGCTGCCTCTAACGCTTCTTTTGAGAGGTGTTTAAGTGGGCCAACAGGGCCAACATTACCGAACGTTGAATCTGACCACTCCGCGTGTCGTTTGCGAATGAGATTTCGCAATTGTAGTGATGCGCCTTTCTCTTCTGGCAACTTGTAAGGCTGGCTTACAGGCTCAGCCTCCAGCGATGCCAGTGCGATACGCGCCAGCTCCTCCGCTTCTTCTGCTGGCAGCATAACGTTGCTACCAGCGCCATATGTTTCGCTCCACTGCTGGATTTTAAGCAGGCGTTCTTTGGTAATAGTGGTCATGGGTTAGTCCTATGGCGTCCAGTAAGTGAGTTCTTCGGCAACATGCCAGTTGGCGTCAGCCTGGTCCTCAAATGGCGGGTCCGTTTTGAGGTGTTCTTCAACTGTGATGGCTGCATTCTCCCGACAGAATGCTTTCCACGCTTTACGGCCACCTTTCCAGCTTTGCCCCTGATGCCATCCCAAAGCCTTTGTTTCGGTACGCCATGCACGATTAGCTAACTGCATTTGTGTCTTAGCCATTATTCGTCGCCCCATTCGTCATAGAAAAAATCATCAACCCGCTTATATGCCTCATAGGCGGCTTCAATCTCCATTTCGGTAATGTCGAATGATTTACCGTTTAACTCGACCATGCATTCCAGTGCTTCGCCCCAATCTTCAAGGGACGTGGTTCTTTTTGTTGCGCTAAAATCTGCCATCACTCCCCCTTAACCTTGATGCCAGCGGCAACTGGCGCAGATACCACCTCAACCGGACAACTAGCGGCACATTTCAATGCGTTGCCACCCACAAACCATAATGTAACGTCGTGGTCGTCAAAGTCGGTTTCCTCGACCTCAAACACCTGTCCTTTGACTTTCACAAAGTCACCGGCGTCGATATGAACCGCGACAACCATTCCAGGCTGATTCCTGCCTACATCAGAATCGACGCTATCTTCCTGCTGCTTCACGCCAATGCCAGCGCGTGTGCTATATGCGGACATGCACTGCGCGAACCCGGATTGGTCATCTGTCTGCCCATAGCTGAACCCGGCTTTCAGGCCGTCACGGAATGCGCTATCCTGCAACTTGTCAGCAGTTTCAAGTTTCGCCTCCAGTTCTGCTATGCGCTTACTTCCATCAGCAATAACGCCCTCGTAATACTCACGCTGTTCAGCAATACGCTTCTCTGCGGCTTCAAGCTTCTCGTAGGGAACATCCCAACTTGTCGAGTTATCCAGAACCAGCTTTGTAACTCGCTCTTCACGTGATTTGTAATGCTTCCAGCTCAACTCGCAGCTTCCCTACCGTTAGCGCAATATCCTCGTTCTCCTGGTCGCGGAGTTTGATGTATTGCTGTTTTTTATCCAGCTCATCCAGCAGCGCTTCAGCAGCGATATATATTTCCTGTTTCTTACGGTCTGCCGGATCGTTGTAGTGGTCTCGCATGTAGCGGAACTCTTCACGCAGCGCCTGTTTGTCGATGTAGCTCATTGGGCGGCCTCCTGTCGAAACATCATGATTGTCAGGTCGCCTTTAGTCGCAAGTCGAACGGTTGTACCTGGCTCGATACTTGACAGGTCAAACGCATCATAAAATTCGTTAACTGCTTTTTGCCGACGAGATTGCTTTCTGCGCTTATCCCATTGTTTGAGCGCAATAGAGATAAACCACTGGCCCGCTCTGAACATGATGAACAGCCACCCCATTAAGGCAAGGCCGACATTCAGAATGGTGAGAATGCTCATAGTGCGGCTCCTTCAACGCGTTTAAATTCAATCACCCACACCCAGGGGTTAGCCGCCCAGGACTCTTCGCCGTAGATGTATTTCCATAGATATCGGTAACCATCAACGAGCAAATCACCAAACCCTGTATCAGTTACTCCCTCTGCTTCGGCGTCGGATTCAGTAATTGAGTTGAGGCGCTCAACTCGAACTCCAGTAATCTCCAGCGTGATACGGCTTGCCCAGCGCGGCATATGAATAGACGGCGTCCACTTCTCTGGTGTGGCCGGTGTATTGCAAACCGCAACGGGAACGCGATGAGTTTGCTCAGTCCAGGAGTTTCGGACACTGGCCCGGTAGACCAGCGTGGCGACATCCGTTGCCCGGCTATGGACACGAAATGTTTCCCGCACCCAGATGCGATCGCCTGGCTTACCATAAGGGCTATTCCAGTAGTTGTGCGCCGCCAGCTCACCGGCCAATTCGTTGCCTGCTAACTCACACCCCATGTTCTTATCGATTAATGGGAACTTAACCGGACGCCGCGTCTGCGTCTTCCGACCGTCGAGAATTGCCCGCACCATCTCAGCGTTAAAAATCATTCCACGCTCGTTCATTTGGTTGCTCCTGTTAAATCAGACCGGCGTCTTTGCGTTGTTTATATTTCGCCATTAACATCTCGGCTGGCGTTGGACCGCGATCCCGCGACGGCGCGGCTAAAGCGCGACGAACAGGCGGTATGGGTTTACCTGCAAGAGCTCGCTTTTCCCAGTCATGCAGGATGTCGCCAGCGGCCCGGACAAGTTCCTTTTCACTTAATTGCCCCTCAGTTCCCCGGCGACGCAGCTCCAGGCAGACGTGGTAATACAGCGGATTTTTATCCCTCCATGGGAACTGCTCACTGGTCGGATAGCGAAAAACAAGTTTCCGCCAGCGCCAGTATTCGTCCATGATGTCGTCAACACTGACCCCGAGCGCTCCACTCCCCTCACGGCACCACGAAATAAACTGACCCGGCGACGGCCAGAACGGTGACTGACTGGAACGGGCTTTCTGCATTCCGGCGGAAAGTTGCTCACGGGAGGTAATGCCTGACTCAGCAAAAGCCGCGATCCATTGCTGCTTTGCAACGCGAATATCAGCATCAGTACGTAGGTTCGTCTGAGTGGATGCCGGGAATACCTGCATGAGGTTTTCAAAAAGCATATCCACCAGCTTTTCAGCGTCAGCGTTAACAACCTTGCGTCCGTCGTAAGAATCTCCAGCCATGCGCGCCAGCATTTCGCCGTCGCGATTCTGAATTGCACGATAAAGATCCGGGGTCATATAAATTTCTCCCATGCTTCAGCACTGTTCCAGTGCGGGCCAGTTTCGGATTTGCTTGCGCTGACATCTGCGCGTGGCTTGCGAGTTGTGTCTTCGCGATGAAGGGTTAGCGTGTCCCACTTGGCGCGGAGCTTTGCGGGGGAGAGAATATTCTTGTACCAGAACGAGTCTTTGCAGGCCCACCTGAATAGCTCACAAATCTCTTTGTGGGTGCGCCCGTCCAGCTCACGCATCAGGCGTATATCATTAGCCCAGCCAGCCATGTTCGGTTTTTTCAGGGATGGTTTAGTGATATTGCGCAGTGCCAGCATCCACTCAGCGCAGCGGAGATCGTCAGAAGTCCCCCACTTGTCACCTCCCGGAGTCTGGACAGCCGCGTCGGGAACAACTTTTGAAATTCTCTGACGTACATTAAATACGTTAGTATTTAATATATATTGTTCATGATGTGCGCTTGTATGTGCGCCTTCATGTGCGGCACACACCGACAAACCCGCGCCGTTACTGGCTTCATCATGTGCGCTCCTATGTGCGGCTTTATGTGCGGGCAAATCGTTCATTTTTTGAGCATATTCACTGTAATTTGTGATTGTGATCACCCTGCCTTTTCGTTTCTCTCCCTCGATGGAGATCATTCCTTCGCGGACAAAAACAGACAGCATCCTTTCCACTGCATCGCGACTTGTCGGATTGCCATGACGATCACACAACTGAAGCCCGAGATCTGCTGCTGTGACGACCAGTTGACCGGGTTGCAGGCACCATTGCCTGCCCTTGAAGAATGCTGTATACGGTTCTCTGGCCGCGCCCAGCAGAAGGTTCTCCCACAGCGTGCGCAGGAATACATCTTTCGCCCAGGGCTTCTTCAGTACACTCCGGTACAACGGGATGAATCCGGTCTTCTGGTTCTCCATCCTGTTGCTCCTTGCGGCAGCATGCGCCGCAAAATTAGCGTAAGCGACGTTAGACACAGTTAAACCTCCTGTGCCTGGCGTTTTTGAATAGCGTTTGTCATAATGACCTCGCAATGAGTACGCAACGAATTGCATCTGAAAGCCGTTGGTGACCCCTCACCGCGGCTTTCGCCTTTTTGGTTGCAGCCATTTTCAGTCCCACCCCAACGCATCCGGCCTGGCTCGTTCAGCCTTTAGCCCGGCATCAGCGAGAATCTCTACGGCTGTGAGATAGTTTCTGGATACCAGTACCGCCTCCGGTGGCGCGGCCTGAATCCCAAGAAAAGCCAGCTCTTTCGCCATGTTGCAGAAATATCCCTCAGCTTTACGCCTGCTGACTGTCGACTCGCTGATACCCATATGCTCGGCGTAAGATTTCTGACCTACCGATGCAAGCCGGTTGAGCAGGACGCTCTCTATCTCAATCGGGTTGATTTCTGGTGGGTCTAACTTTCGTGCAATTGCGTTCTCCATGGGTAAATATCCTCTATGGTTATTTGGCTGATGCCTCTTGGCTTGGTAATGCATCTGTTGGATTTGGATACAAGTCAGGCCGTAACTCATGTGGCGTAACACCTGTAAGTTCGAAAACTGAACGAATGTGATCGGGGGGAATCCCGGTCTTTTTCCAGTTGGAAATTGTCATTTTTGAAAATCCAAGCGCTCTTCCAAGAGCAGCCCCTGTTCCAAATTTTTGAATTGCTTTTTCAATACCAGTCATAGGACCTCCTTAGATGACAAAAGTAAAGCATTATTTTACCAACAAGTCAAACATAGCATGCCTACCTACAAGTAAAGCAATCATTTACAATGAGGCGATGAGCGATAACACACTGACGAATGGCCTGATCTCCAGGCTGGCAGAGTTAAATAAGAAGGGTTTCTCTAAAACAGAGATGGCCAGGGTAGCTGGTGTCAGCAAGCAAGCAGTTTCCAGTTGGTTCAAAACAGGAAGAATTAGCAAAAGCTCCGCATTAGCTATTGCTGATGCTGCTGGTGTATCAGTTCCGTGGCTGCTTGGTGAGGATGTCGGAGAGAAAGACGGACTTAAACCCGACGAACAGCGCCTGCTTGAGCTCTATCGCCAGTTACCGGAAGAAGAGCAACAGAACATGCTCCGCATCTTCGCAATTCGGCTGAAAGAACTCGACGAACTGTATGAGAAGTATATGAAGGGGCGGATTCGGTCGCAGGGGGATTGAGACTCTAAAATCGGAATTTTGATGTGCTGAATAAAACATTGATGCTGAGATTCAGCATAATTTGCCTTTATGAACCATCAAGCATTGTCCCTAATGGACACGAGGTTAGAAGGCGTCGGTAAAGCAAACTAGAAAACGCAAGGACTAGTGATGGAGCGCGAAGCAGGCAACGATGATGCAATTCCCAATGTTGTTGAAGTAATTCGTCGCATTAATGAAGGGTCTACACAACCATTTCTTTGCAAGTGCGATGATGGTCAATTATATGTTTTGAAATCAAAACCATCTATGCCTCCTAAAAATCTCTTGGCTGAGTTTATTTCTGGTTGCCTGGCTCAGGATATCGGCCTTACTTTACCTGATTTTAAGATTGTATTTGTGCCGGAAGAACTTGTTGAGTATTCACCAGAACTCCAGAGTAACATTTGTACTGGTCACGCCTTTGCGTCACAGTACATTGAAGGTGCGGTAGCACTGACGTTCTCTCAGTCAAGAAACGAGGCCATCGTACCTATAGAACAACAGAAACTCATCTATGTGTTTGACAGATGGGTAATAAATGCAGATAGAACGCTTACCAGTAAAGGTGGGAACGTTAATATCCTTTATGACGTTGGCAACGATAAGTATTATCTAATTGACCATAATCTCTCCTTTGATGAAAATGCAGGACCAGACGATTTTTTGGTCCATGTTTACGGTCCTGGTAATCGCAAGTGGGAGTTTGACCTGGTAGATCGCCTCGAGTATCGTCAGAAGGTCGTTGATAGCTTAGTTAAGCTTCCTGCTATTATTGAAGAAATACCAGATGAGTGGATCGTTGATGATGAGTTTTTACCTTTTGTTTACGATACCTTAGACAAAGGCGACCGTGACGAATTTTGGAGCGAAATAGTATGACAACTCCATGCCTTTACAGCATTGTTAGGTATGCACCCTATGCGGAAACTGAAGAATTCGCGAACATAGGCGTGGTCATATGTGCACCAAAAGAAAATTACTTTGACTTTCAGATCACTAAGCGTAACGATTCTCGTGTCAAAAACTTCTTTCACGATGATTGCATTTTCCCTATAGCCAAAGACACCATTCAGAGAGAGTTGCAGTTCGCAAAAGCCCAAGCATCTCAGATTTCAGGGCACCAACAACTTGCTCAATTCTTTAGATATTTCACGACCAAGAAAGAATCTATTTTTCAGTTCAGCACGACAAGGGTTGTTCTCAGTGCCAACCCAAAGGAAGATTTAGCACGCATTTATAATAAATATGTTAATCACTCCGATTACACAAAAGAACGCCGAGAGGATGTGCTTGCAAGAGAACTCAAACGGAGTATTGATAGAATTGATGGTTTAAAAAATGTCTTTAAGCAAGAGTCTATCGACGGGTTTTATTCAAAATTCTCCATGCCTTTGGTTGCCAAAAAGCACAATGAGATTCAATGCGCGATAAAGCCTATAGCATTCACCCAAACCGAGCCTGGAAAAATGATGGAACACAGCGACATATGGGTCATGCGGATTACTCGAGCTTCAGAAGAAAACCTACTGGATATAGAAGACATTCTTTTCACCATTGAAGTTCCTGAATCCCCTACTAAGGGCCAAAGCAAGGTTATCGATACCATCAAGAGAACAATGGATGCTAAGAAGATAAATCATATTCCTGCATCAAATCATAAAGATACGATTGAGTTTGCCAAAAAATTACTTTTAGAGACATGAGTCTTATCTCGTAACCCGGCCTTCGCGCCGGGTTTTTACTGCCCTTTCCTCACCATCGCAGCCGCATCCCGCAATACACCTTTGTGAATGACGTTCCCGACTCTCCTCCGCTTCTCCTCCAGACGTTCAACGATCGCATCACGGTTAATCACTACGCCGTCGATTATCAATTCGACCACAGCGCCGCCAATCTCACCCGCAATGAATGCCGCACGGTCTTCTTCCAGCTCATCGCGTTCCATAACCACCTCTTACTGATGTTTTTTTAATCATATACATATTGAGCTGCTAAACATAGTTCAAAAATGAACATGCTTGTTGTACAGCTTTGCTTTACACTTTAATTCCGTATAAGTTGACTAAAAAGTAAAATGATGCTTTACTTATTCCATAGCAACAACGAACCACCCAGGCAGGACGCCCACGAAGTAGCCGTCCGGGGCATACGAAGACCGGAATGAGGTGGAAAAATTAACGCGCAGAAGGTTTAAAACGTTCCGCCGCCGGGCGTTAAGCGGATGAAGAGGTAAGTCATGGAAATCATCGATAAAAAATACAACGGCAAAGAAGAGACCACCGCATTTCACCTGAAATCCAGTGGCAAAATTGTCTCACGCCTGCTTTCAACAAAGCTTGATCGTGATGATTGGGAGATCATCCATAACCTATTGCATTTCGTTTACAGCCAAGGTGTCGAGGCAGGCAGTAAAAGCCGCGCAAAAGAAATACGGATAGCTCTTGGATTAGAAGATGACTAATTACGGCACAACAACATTACCAAGAACCAGCGTTGTACCGGGAATGCTGGTTAAGTACCAGGGGCGCACGTACCGCGCATCTGCAAACGTAGGAAAAGGATTGTACCTGTTTACCCTTTTCGAACGCCTGCGGACAACCAACGACGAGATCGAGGTTTACCTCAACCAACACGGCAAACCTGCAACCCATTAGCAGGAAAAACCAGCAAAACGAAATACTGCACAGATTCTGGCAGCCCACATGGTGTCGGGGATTCTGCAAACCAAATTCAGGAGTTCAGCCATGAACGCATATCTCACTTACGACCGGATCGAGGCTCAGAACTGGACCCGGCATTACCAGCAAATCGCCAGAGAAGAGAAAGAATCCGAGCTGGCTGACGACCTGGAGAAAGGACTGTCGCTTCACATGCTGGAGTCGCTGTGTATGGACGAGCTACCGCGTCACGGCGCCAACAAAAAGGCGATCAGCCGGGCATTTGATGACGATGTCGAATTCCAGGAGCGTGCGTCGGAGTTTGTGCGGTACATGGCCGAGACGTTTTCCCGGCATCAAATTGATATTGAATCAGAGGAATAAGACAAATGAGCGAACAGAAGACGCATTACCGCAAGGCTTTCGACTCCCCTTATCTCAGCAGCGCCGACATCGTGGAGCCAACAATTCTGACTATCGCGCGCGTCGCACTGGAAAGCGACAAGACAAAAAAAACAAAAGATGTTTTCAACACGGCTTACTTCGAAGAGCGAGAATTACGCCCCGGTGAAAAGCTGAAGCCGATGATACTCAATGCCACTAACAGTAAAACGCTTAAAGGAATTACCGGTTCACCATTCCTTGAAGACTGGGGAGGAGTAAAGGTTACTGTTTTTGTTGATAAAAATGTGCGTTTTGGAAAGGAGTCTGTTGAAGGTCTGCGCATCAGTCCGGCGCGGGTAATTAAGCCATCCCTGACGCCAGAAAAAACACAGGCATGGAGTAACGCAAAGGCAGCTTACCGGCGCGACGGAAACCTGGACGCAGTTAAATCCCGTATGGATATATCTCCTGCCTTCGAGCAACAGCTTATTGCGGAGTGTACACAATGATCTGGCATGACGTGGAACAAAACAGTGAAGAGTGGGAACTGCTGCGACTGGGAAAGGCCACTGCGTCTAATTTTGGTCTGATTATGGCAAATGAAGGGGGGGCATTTGGCGAGCCTGCGAAGCGCTATGCATTGCAGATTGCACTGGAGCAGATTAAAGGGTGCAAATCTGAACTCACCTATTCCAATGAGCATATGGAGCGTGGTCATGAACAGGAGCCAATAGCGCGAATGCTGTATGAGGAGAGGTATTTCATTGATGTCGATAATGGCGGCTTCTTCGATCACGACACATACGGTGACAGCCCGGATGGACTCGTCGGAACCGATGGCTTGCTGGAAATTAAATCCGTAGTGGCTTCAACTCACTACGCCACGATGGTTCGCGGCAAGTTCGACCCTGCTTACAAATGGCAACTGATAGGACACCTTGACTGCTCAGGCCGTGACTGGGTGGATTTTGTAAGTTATTGCTCTGACTTCCCGGCGGAAAAACAACTCATTGTTTACCGGCTGAATGCCACAGATTTCCCTGGAGAGATCGCAAGATTACGCGAACGCCGCGATGCGTTTATCGCACTGGTATCTGATGTTAAACGCAAAATTCTGGAGTCTGCATGAGATACGGATCTGTTTGCAGTGGGATTGAAGCCGCCAGCGTCGCATGGGAGTCGCTGGGATGGCAACCAGCTTGGTTTGCAGAAATCGAAGCCTTCCCGTCTGCGGTTCTTGCTCATCACTGGCCGGACGTTACCAATCTGGGTGATATGACCGGTATAGCTGCCGCTGTTCATGCCGGTGATGTTGAAGCGCCTGATATGCTCGTGGGCGGCACGCCATGCCAGGCATTCAGCATCGCAGGATTACGTTATGGTCTGGCGGATAAGCGAGGCCAGTTAAGTCTCTCATATGTGGAATTAGCCAATGCAATCGACGACAAACGCCGCGAACGCGGGGAAGAAGAGGCGATCACCGTCTGGGAAAATGTGCCGGGTGTCCTCAGCAGTAAAGACAACGCCTTCGGCTGCTTTATTGGCGCACTTGCCGGAGAAAGCTGCGAACTGCAGCCAGCAGGGGGAAAATGGCCGAACGCTGGTTGTGTGTATGGACCATCGCGTATTGTCGCCTGGCGCGTCCTTGATGCTCAATTTTTCGGAGTGGCACAACGACGCCGCCGTGTGTTCGTTGTCGCAAGTGCTCGAAAGGAATTCGATCCCGCAGAAGTACTTTTTGAGTTCGACAGCCTGCGCCGGGATACTCCGCCGCGCAGAGAACCGCAGACGGCAGTTACCACCGATACTGGAAGCGGCATTGAAGGCGGCAGTCACTGGGACAACCCTGCCAACCCGCACCCAACCCTGAATCAGGCAAATAATATCGGCGGCATCGGTGCCAGTAATCAGGAAGTTTTCAGCCAGCGCGGCGCTGGGCTTGTATCAGGCGCTTATTCCGATATCTCCCGCACATTGCTGGCGAAAGAAAACGACAGCACCGCAGAAGATTTGGATACCTACATTTTGGCGTATGGCGGAGGTAATACTGGTGGAAATATCGACGTCGCGACCGCATGCACCGCCCACGGTGTGAGAATGGATTTTGACACAGAGACTTTCGCTGTCCATGGCACGCAAGATCCTGACACTAATCATGAGCTGGCTCATACGTTAGGACGTAATCATGGGCAGGAGAATGTGATTATTACCGAACCTTACACCATAGCGATTCGTGGCAGAGAAGAAGGTTCAACGGTTGAGGTCCGTAATGATGGCACAGCTAACGCACTTCTGACACCTAACGGCGGCCGTGCAGGAATAGGGGTAGGTGCTGTTGGTTGGGGAATGCAGGTGCGCCGCCTAACGCCGGTTGAATGTGAGCGTCTGCAGGGATTCCCTGACAACCACACCCTCATCTCCTGGCGTGGTAAAGATGCCGCCGATTGCCCGGATGGTCAACGCTACAAGGCGATCGGCAATTCTATGGCTGTTCCGGTTATGCGCTGGATCGGTGAGCGTATCGCTGAGGCGCTGCCGATTCAAGAACCTACTCCGCGCCGCTGGCAGCGGCCCTTCCTGAAATGGGCAGGAGGTAAATATTCGTTACTTCCGGAACTGGATCGTCTTATCCCGGCAGGTAAACGACTGATAGAACCATTTGTGGGCGGCGGTTCGGTGTTTCTCAACTCAGACAAGCACGAACGTTTCCTTCTGGCTGACGTCAACGCCGACCTGATTAACCTGTACCAGATGCTGGCCGTAGTGCCTGATTCGGTAATCGCAGAGGCAATAAAAGCTTTCAGACATCTGAATGATGCCGAAAACTACACAGTAATTCGTGAAGCATTCAACGCCCAGAAACTGAATGCGACAGAACGAGCAGCCGCATTCCTTTATCTCAACAGGCACTGCTTTAACGGTCTGATGCGTTACAACCTTGACGGTTTTTTCAATGTTGGATGGGGAAAGTATAAAGCCCCATATTTCCCGGAAGAAGAGATCAGGGCATTCAGGAAGAAGTCCAGCGCGTGCGTATTTATGAATGCGGGTTTCGAACGTACTCTCAGGCTGGCGGGGGATGGTGATGTCGTTTACTGCGATCCGCCATACGAGCCAATGCCCGGCACCGCTGGCTTCACTAACTACGCCTCCGGTGGGTTCTCATGGGATAGCCAGGTAGCGCTTGCTGAAAGCTGCGTGGCAGCCCATCAGCGCGGCGCAAAGGTGTTTATCAGTAATTCTACCGCGCCACGCGTTATTGAACTTTACGAGCGGCACGGCTTCACTTTGCACCGGGTCAATGCCCGCAGATCAATATCGAGTAAAGGCAGTACCCGAGAAACAGCGAACGATATCGTCGCCTCACTGGGAATTTAGTGATGATGAAACTTATTAACAGAAGCAAGCAATCACCAGTCGGTCGTCGCGCATGTGATGTTGCACTGGCGGCGCACCATGAGAAGTTCGGCGATTACGGCAGACAAAAGCACGTTACCAATTACACCGTTGTAGTGGATGGCGTAAAGGTTCCTGTAGAGGTAGTTAACCGGCCCACCAGCTACGTAGCCACCGCAATGATCGGCGTCCGAAAACTAAGAAATCTGCCCGCACAGGCAAAATGAATATTAGCGATGGCCCGTTGCGGGGCCACTGGAGAAAACGATGAGCAAAAAAATTAGAGACTTTGAATTGATGAGCACCCGCGAAATTTGCTGCCAGCTAAGGATTTCTTCCAGGACGCTGGATCGTTACCGCAAACGACCAAGCGACAACAACCCATTCCCGGAGCCTGACTGTTCATATATGGGTGGCTCCAACAAATGGCTTAAAACCAAGGTCAATGAGTGGCAGGTCAGGGAAATGTCACGACCAACACGCCGTCCAATGTCGCATCTGAATCTGCCCCGTGACAACAAAGGTCGACTCATCCGGTCTGACGTGGCGTGA